GTAGTACAAGTTAGTACCCTCAGATAAGTCACTACTACTCTTGGCAGTAAATGCAGAGTTAAACCTGGCTTGAGTGTAGTACAGGTTAGTACCCTCAGCTAAGTCTGCTGTATCGTGATTACTTAGTGTAGAAACTGTTCCAGTGACGTTGCCTACAAGGTTAGTCGCTAGAGACTTGTTCATAGCCCATCTGTCATTAGATGAGTCATACGTAAATGTAGCGTTAGCACCGTCTACTGTAAGCCCAGCGCCATTGGCTGCACCTGCATTAGCTGCACCCTCAGCTACTGTAATGTTTAGATCTGCTACAGATAGATTAGAAGAGTTTACTGTAGTAGTAGTACCGTCAACCTGTAAGTTACCTGCAACTATAAGTGTACCAGTATCGTCACCATGTGCAGCAGGATCTATCGTGAATGAGGCAGGACCTCTGATGTAACCTGTTGTAACTATGTTGCCTGTACTTAGTGCATCATTAGCATCTAGATAAACAGCCTTGTCTGCAGGGAGTGTGATAAACACATCCTTAGTACCTGCAGTAAAGCTAACAGCACTATCGCTGTTGCTACTCTCTAGTATAGTAGTTCTTGTAAGTACACCTGTATTGTATGTACCTAAGCCTACTTCCCACTCGTCTGCGTTACGGTGAGAAATAGCGTAGTATGTAGTGTCGCTGTTGGCAAGGGCAGAGCTAAAAGACTCAAAGCCTGTAACAGCACCGCCAAGAGTAACAGCACCTGTTCCTGTAGTTGTAGCGGTTTCTTTTACTCTATCCTTGACAACGAGAGCCATAATACTGCTCCTTAAGCGATACGAATGATTGCGTTAGATGCGTCTGCTGTTGGGAACTGTACCACAAAGTCACCATTTGTAGATGTCTTAGTACCTCCAAAGCTTATCACTGCTATAGCCTTGTTAGCCTGTGAAGAGTTATAGATGATACAACCGTCTGCAGAAACGGTAGCTGATGCCCATGTAGTGTCTGCAAAGTCAACAGTAGCAGTTGAACCTGATAGAGCAATAGTTGCACTACCTAGTGTGTTACCACCTGTAACGTAGTTAGTACCAGTAGCCTCATCTGAGTTTCCTGTTACTGTACTGTAATTAGCTGTAGTTGCATTATAAGTACCCGACTGTGAGTTCTTAATTAATGCTATTTTAATTGTGTCTGTATCTAGATCGTGAACACCACCAAGTAACTCTTGCTTGAAGCTGTTGCACATCGCCGTTGTAATAGCCATTGGTTATGTCCTTTGTTTATAAAATGCACAAAAGGGCCAGCATAAAAGCCAGCCCCTAAGTTAATAGTTATATTAAGCTACGTTATACTTAGCTGTTACGATTGCTTCTGGGCGTAAGATCTTGCGGCCATATAGATGCATCCCACGGCAGATGTCTGCAAAGCTATCTGGGTCACGGTATGTTTCCACTTTTGATAACTGTTCTGCAGTTGCGACTGCTGAGTCGTGTCCAGAAACTATAACACCATAGTTAGCGTTTTGGTTAGCTGTATTTGCTGTTCCTGCACCTGTGCCAACTGCTGGTAAGTTGTTTGACTGATAAACACGGAAGCCGTGAATGTTTGCAGCCAATAAACCATTTTGTAGTCCTGCACCACCGAAGTCTGCATTTAATAGGCGAGAATCTTCGTCTTTTAGCATCTCGATGAACACTGGGTCAAGTACTATCCATCTACCTCTAGTATCAACATTTGCTACATCCATTGTACGTGACATACGTGCTAGGATTTGCAATGGTGTTGCAGCTACTGCAGAAACAGCAGTTGCACCTGTTAAGCGTGGAGCTACTGGAATAGAGTGATCACCTGCTGATGAAGTTGTAATATTAGAGAAGTCTCCCTTTTTCAACTTGTTTGCAGCTAATAGTTCGTCTGATCCTGCAGCGGCATTTGCTTTAGTACCATTTATAGTTGTGTTTGCAGCTGAAGCGGCTGTATAACCTGACAAGTAACGCAATACATCTGTATCCATTGAGTCAGCCATTTTGTATGCTGCACGGTCTGTAGATAGACGCATGAAGTCTACGTGTGAATGTGCCTCTTCAATATCATCCAATTTGAATGCAAAGTAGTTAGCTTTATCGATAGTTAGTTTGAAGTCAGCGTCAACTAAATCTTGTGTTGAAACTGCAGTACCACGAGCTAAAGAATTAACAGTGATGTCTGGCTCTTTAAGGATGCGCACTGAGTCACCTTGCCCAGAAATCTCACCAAAATAGTCAGAGTTTGTGATTGCAGAAATAACAGCAGATTTTCTAAATGCTAACTGTGCTTGTTTTGAAAAGATCTCAGATGAGAAGTTTCCGTTGTTCAGGTTTGTATAACCTGATGCTTTTGTAAATGCCATAATAATTTCTCCTATAGATATGACAGTGGGGGGAAGTAAAACATCATATCCACACAAGAGGCCAATAGCTTTCTAGAGTATCTATATTGCTAGATTTGCGATCAAGCAGTAAAGGGTCTATACTTTATCGGGTAGTTCTATTAGTGGTTAGTGCTTAAAGTTAAAGCATGTGTAGGTAGTTTATGCCTAGCACTACACATGCCCATAGTTTTATCTATTAATGTCTTAGTGTCAAGTGTTTATTAGGACATATCATAGATAAACTTACCAGAGCGCATTGCACTCATGATTTCGTCTTGACGTTCCTCATACTCTTTGAGGGACATCTTGTTAATCATTGACTCGCTGAGCATCTTGCTAGACTCTTCTGCGTCTACAACAGTACGTCCACGAGCTTTAACTGAAGATGCTGCACCTTTATCTGCGCTGGGCTTCTTAGTCTTAATACCTTTGTCTAGCTTATACATGTCTATGACACGAGCTACAGACTTAACGTCCTCAGAGTTTTCATATAAAGCATCCTGATAAACTTTAGGTTGAGTATCTACCCAAGCATGAAACTCATCGTCTGCTCTTATAGCTTCAAAGTCAGGGTGTAGAGATACAAGTTGTGCTTCAGCTTTTTCTCTCTTAGCTGTAGAGCGTAACTCTTCTATCTCTTGTAGCCTTGAATCTAGATCAGAAGCTCTTTCGTTAGCCTTCTGTTCAGCTATAGCTTCTACTATTCCTGCTACATCAGGGTACTTACTTGTCCATGCATCTATCTCTTCTTTAGACTTAGGTAGTACAAGCTCGTTCTTTGCGGCTTTTTCTAGTTGATCTTCTAAGCGTTTTATCTGTGCTGCTTGCTTCTTCTCTGTTTCAGCCATGTGTCTTTGTATATCACCATAGCGTTTCTTGAAGCTCTTCTCTTCACCACTTAACTCTGCATCATCTTCCGATGCTTTGGTTTCCTCTTTGGCTTCTTTTTGTTTGGTATCACCTGCATCCGATACTTCGGTTGCCTCAGATCCTTCGCCATTGGGTTCTTCTTCAGGGGTTTCATCACTAGCCTCTTCAGCTACATCACCTTTTAGTAGTGCTTCTAGCTCTGCTTCAGCTTCTTTGATTTTAGCCTCGTTACGTTTATGTGTATACGAGTGCATTGTCTCTTCAGTTAGTTGTGACATATTTAGTTCCTTATGTTGGGGTCAGCACAAAGTGCCGAGTATCCTTATATTTATATGGTATTGTCGTTATTGTTTATTTCTTTTTAGGTTTACTTGCTAAGCCACCCTTAGAGAAGCCACCGCCTCGATCCATTTTAGACTTATAAGTTTCTTTACCTTTTTTAGTTCTAGGTATAGATGATGTTTTTATTGCACCAGGACTATAATCAGGTTTGTTACTATCATTTACTATAGTTGATTTGATTTTTGCTTTGTTATTATCATCTATATTATTATTTGATGTATTATTTACCTGCTTAATTTTAGGTTTGTTTTTAGTAGTTCTATAAGCATAGGCATTTGTACCTTCTATTTTGTACTTTTCACCCCTTTGTGCATCATCTACTTTTTGATTTTTATTGTAGATTCTACCGCCTGATCCTTGGAAGTTAACCCTAGTATTATCTTTAGGATCTCTTTCTGCTAATGTATTGGAAACCTTTTCCCAAGCCGCTAATTCATTTGCTGAAAACTTAATTTTACCTGCGCCTGAATCAGAAGTATCTACACGTTTACCGCTATTCCTTCCTCCTATATTTTTAGGATTAAAGAACCTAGTTAAAAAACCTTGTTGTTCTTCAGGTGTTCGGCTTGTATTTGCGTAAGGCATACCTGTTTCAGGATCTATAACACCCATACGTTCATATATACTTGCTCCTAATCCAAACTCTGAACCTACACCCTGCTTATCTGTACGTCCTGTTAATCTATTTAGTAATCCTGATTGGAGTTTTCCATCCCACAGTTCAGCCTGAACAGCTTCTAGCCTATCTCTTTGGTCTTCAGATATAAATGGATTATTTAATTGAGCATCAATACCTTTAAGCATTTGCTTGTTTTGGCTCTTCATAGCTATACCCTTTAAAAAACCTACAGGTGTACCTGATGAAAGTACATCAAAAGCACTAGTAAATGTATTACCTATAGGATCTTTAAGTGTATCTACAACCTTCTCAAAATCTTCTACAGGTGCATCCGTCCAATCTACTGTATTAACAGTAGGTCTTGTAGCTATACTAGGATCATTTTTTCTTCTCGAAGAAGACGAAGAAGTATTAACCTGTGGTGTAGTTGCAGTAGCTGCAGTAGCTTCTCCTTTAGGTGAATATCCATCAGGTACTTGTGTAAGTTGTTGTCCATTCATAAATTGTATATAAATAATACTACCATTTGCATCTACATACTCTCGTACTTCAAAGCCAGAATTTACAGAGCCACCATCCGCATAACCAGACATGTAACCGCCTTTGTTCATCATAGGCTCTTGATCATCTTGCATCTGTAATTCTGAAACATCAAAAGGTAATTCTTCTACAACAGGTTCTCCACCTATACGACCATTAGCTTCCATTTGGCTAAAGCCTATCTTTGCTTGTGTACGTAAGTCCTCAAAAAATTTAACACCATAATACTTAACAACATCTGCAGGTACAACATACTCTCCTTCACTTAGTTTAGCATCTATATCATCTCTAACCTCTTCTGGTTCTGAACCTAGAGGTACTTCATTGCCTGATACAGGATCTATCTCTTGACCTCGTACAGATTTAAATACTGCTTCTGTTTCATCATTTAGTGCCATTAATACGATCCCTCATGTATTTTAGTTGTCTAAGTGTACGAATAGCACCCTGATGTCTGTAGATCTCTGCAGTATCAGATATGCTTTCCATACTTTTATGCTCTTTAGCTATGAGTACATCCATCTCTTCTAAGAATGCATCCCATGCTGGTTTATCATTTATTAGTGTCTTAAGCGACATTACCTGTAAATCCTTGTTCACCTGGTAAAGGAGCAGTACCTGTACCTATTTGACCTCCTCCAGAACCTGAAGTATCCTGTACACCTCCCATAGGCTTCTGTGGGGCTTGTGGAGGCTGTTCAGCGCCTTGTGGTGCAGGAACACCTTGAGGAGCTTCAGGAGGCGGCGTTGGAGCTTGGAAGCCTTTTAGTATCTCTGCTTGTATTGCTGCATCTGCCATTGAGTTAGTTACCTTATCAGGATCAAGATCCATAGACTTAGCAATTTCACGTATTACATAATCCATCTTAGCAAATGGTGCTAGTGTTGGGTTTTGTGCTACCTGTAAGAACTGCATTAAGCGCTGGGATCTTACTTCATTAGCCATTAAGCTCTCTGTACCTGATGCTCTTACTTCTAAGTCGCCTCGAATAGACTCGTCAAAGTCAAACTGCATGTTGAATGCAAAGAAAGCTTTACCTAGAGGTCTTATAAGATAATCGTCTACGTTCTTAACTACTGTACGTATAGAACCATTAGCAGCAGACATAAGCATTGATATACCACTTGCAGTACGTCCAACACCTGATACACCTGTTTGTCCATGTGCAAAACTAGGGAAGCCAGTACTCTCATCTGCTAAAACTCTAGCTTTATCAAATAGTTGCATGTTTTCTTGTGCTACGTTAGGGAACTTTGTGCCGAAGATGGCCTGTCCTGGTGCGCCGCCCTGTCTTCTAAACGTTTTTCCAGGGTATACAGACATGTCTTGACCAGGTACTAGGTTAGTTTCATCTATCTCAATAATAAGATTACCAGATAGTGCAGCATTGTCAATAGCCATACGCATAAAGCCATTCATCAGTGTCTGTGTATCATCCATATTCTCAGCAATGCCTATACCAAAGAAGCTGTATGGGTTATGTTCAAAGGGTACAGCATAATACGGAATATTTGTAGGCTTGAATGGGTTAAGTACAAAACGTAATACTTCACCGTTACAAACCCAGATATTACAGTTTAACTCATCTAAGTCTTTGTATTCACTAGGAATATTTACACCGTTATCTTCTAAATGCTCTACATCAACGAAACCCCAGAACTCTAATACTTCCCAACGCTCTGTATCAGCCTGAGTTTCATCGTCTTGCATTGCCATTTCCCAGTGTTTCTGTACGTAATCAGCACCCTTACGTATAGATTCCTGTATAGCATCCTTCATAAAGTAAGGACGTGTCTTAAGTTGACGCAACTGTGTACGAGACATCTTGTGTCTTTCTACAACATACTCAGCATCTTCCATACTAGAAGCTTCAGGATCTGGATAGAAATTCCAAACACTTACATGATTACACTCAGGAACAGTCTTAACAAGAGGGTCATAATCTCCTTGCTCATTCCAGTTAGGATATTCTTTATCTACAGCAAACGGACCTTTCATGACACCAGTACCCAGTAAGGACTGCTCAAACGCCATAGATCGTAAATGTATAGATGCACCTGACTCTACAAGTTGGTCATGTATTTTCTTTTCCATCTTTTTAGCTGCTACTAATGCAGGATGGAATGTAACAGTGCTAGGAGTAGTACCATCGCCTTCTACTATTTTATCAGACACACTTTCAAGTTTATCTTTTAGAGGTCCTAGTCTGCTTCTTAAATCACTAAGAGTTTCTCCAGGTTTTAACTTTGTGTCACCATCTATTAAGTAAGGCGTAGAAGGTTTTTCCTGAGTAACAGATCGTAAAGCATCTCCTGCTTGATTAGCATTTGGATTCATGTCTATATGTACAGACTCTGCAACACCGTCAGGTAAAACAGATGGATCTACTGTAAGTGGAAACTTGTTGTTACCAAAGAGTACGTCAACTATTTGACCGTATGCAGCAAGTGTCTTAGTCTTAGTAACCTTAACAAATACACGAGACTTTTCTGTATCTGTAAATTGTACGTCAGGGCTGTATAACCCTCTGTAGTTACGATACGCTCTAAGCCAACGCTCTTCATCACCCTGTCTTGCATCCTCAGAACGGTTAAAACGTTCCTCAACAAAAGCTACTACATCAGGCTTAGAATCAAAGATACTCTCTTTACCATCCTCTGCTGCTGTTACTTCATCTGTTTCAAACGATAGATCGTCTATATCTGCCATGTCTAGTATCCAAACTTGTTATCTGCGGCTTGAAAACCGCTTCGTTGTTTTGCTGGGTCAAAGTCCCATATAGAGCTACGAGGTCTTGTCATGATTCCATAACGTAATGCATCGTATAGGTGGTCTTCTGCGTGTGTATCTACATCCTCTGGGTTACGCTTATCCAAAGGCAGTGCAGGTATTTGTGTTATTGTGTTTGTACATGAAGCCATAAATACAATTCTTGGCTTTTCTGTAAACTCATCTACCTGTAACCTTCTGTGTATTTCGTTCTTACCTGAAACACGAGAACCTCTTGACCTATCTGATGGCCTCCAACGGCAACCCTTCTGGTTCATTTGCTCTGCTAGAGATGGACCTGTATCACCCCTGTTGTGCCATAGTGAAGAGTCTAATACTCCATAACGTATTGTACCATCACCAGACTCTGCATCCATTACCATATCAGCTAAATCAGAAGCTGTAACTTTAGAACAATAGAGTTCCCTGTATACAATGAGTTGTTCATCAGGGGCAACAGCGAACCAAATAACTCCCGTGTAGCTACCGTAACCGTAGTCACAAGCTCGAAATTTTGTCCAGCTAGAAGGGATTTGGAAATCGTCAACAACGTGTATAGCTCTATTAAACTCTGGGAAGGCTGCACCTTCGTTTACGTCCCAATTACCTTCTAGTAACTGCTTTCTTTGGTGTTCTGGTAGTGACAAAAGCATTGCTTCGTAGTCACCACTCTCAGCTAAGTATGGGTTGTCAAACAAACTAGCTGGAATAAATCGTCTCTTAAATAAAGGTTCACCTGCTTTACTGTGTCCTGCAGGGTATCTTATAGTCTCACCTGTCTCTACGTTAGTAGCCCAGTAAGGCTTATTAGCAGGGGCAGGATCAATAAACATCTTCTTAACCCAAGAGTGTCCACTACCACCTGGGTTTGTCGTTCCACGCATATACAAACCAAGCTTGTTAGAGTGTGCAGATCTTAAACGGGATCTCATATAGTCCCAAGCGTAAGGACTAGACCACTGTGTAAGTTCGTCGAATCCAATCCAGTTAAAAGCCTGACCTTGGTAGCGTGTAACATCGGTATCTTTATCCAGATAAGACATCCACAGTCTACCACCTTGAGGAGAAGTCCACTGAGACTTACGTTCTGACCATTTGATCCCTGGTATTGCACGAGGGTATAACTCCTGTGACTTTTGTATTAACTCTCTGAGTTCTTCTGTAGTATGACGTACTAGTAGACCACTAAAATTAGGGTCATTTAACCCATGAAGAGGGTCTGCAAGCATGGCATAACTCTTACCTCCACCTGCTGAGCCGCCATATAGTACTTCACGTTCTGAAGCAGATAGAAACTCTGATTGAGGACCAGGGTTAGGCTTAAAGACTACCTCTTGTGCTTCTTCAACATTAAAAGGTTCAGCTTTAACCTGCGCTGGGCTTGTCTGTATCGGTGTCGATGGTGTAGTATCCTGTGACACCTTTTTCGAGCTTTTCGATTTCCGCAAGGGTTTCTTCGAGCCTTTTGGCAAGCTTGCGTTTAATGTTAGCTGCTTTTTTACGTCTTCGCTCAATGGCTATTCTTTTCTTTAGACCTACGTGGGAGATAGAGCGACCCGTCTGTGTTGTTAACCAGTTCGCTACTTCCCTGTAACTATACTGCCTTAAGTGTTTCTTGGCAAGTATTAATGCTTCAAGTTCGTGTGGTATAGGCTGAAACAGTTTCTCGTTGTCTGGATCAATCTCATAACCAAATGGTACAACACGAGCCGCTACTCTAACTACAGGATGCCAAACCTTATCGCTCTTCTTAGGTTTAGGTAGTTCCCAGAAACCAAAGTCCCTGTCATAATTGTACTCTGACAAGGCTTACTCGTTTTTACCCTCTTTAGGTGGAAGGTAGAATATACCCCCACCAGAAGATGATACATCTACTTTTTCGACTTTACCCAACCCTGCACGGTCAAGTAGATCTTTTGCAGCAGCCATTTTATCTTTGATGCCAAGCTCCGTAGGATCTGATAGAGCGCTAACCATAGCCATAGCAGCTTTCGGCGCAGTCCTAGAGAAGTACGAACGGGTAGCTTCGGAAATTTCATCTTTGAGAGATTCGACAATAAGTCTTGTAGGTGTATTTTCACTGTATCCTGCTATCTTTTTTGCTGAAACCACGTCTCCACCTGCCTCGTCAAACAAGACCTCTAGAAACTTTTGTTGGTTTGGTGTTAAATTACGTGCCATAGGCTTTCCTTATAGTGGTTTGTCCACAAGAGTATCATATGCTTTCCATATGTCATCTATTTCAGTTTGGTATTCGTCAAGCTTATCACCCAGACTATCAGTGATCCCAGTAGATCTCTCAACTTGACTACGTAAGTCAAGCAAGTCTTTCTGTTGTTCCAAGATTGTTTGCATTTGTGTGCTAATCGTTGACAACCTTGTGTTAAGCCCTCTAACGTCATTATCTGCTACCGCCTGTTCTATTGCTTGAATACGAGAACTAAGAACTGCTTCCATATCCTGTGATTTAACTGTTAAGTCTGCATAAGCACTTTGTATATTTACATTCAGATCAGATTCAACTGTTTGAATGCGTGTACTTAGTTCGTTAGACTTAGAGCTAAACTTACCTGAAGCTTGAACTACTGTCTCAATACCTGATTCTACAGCATAGAACCTTTGTAGTGTGTCATATCCATAATATATACCGCCACTAAGAGATCCTAGTATTGGCAGGGCAGCAGCTATGTACCACCCTTTAAAAGTAAACCCACCAACTTTAACTTCTGCATCTTCTATCATAATATTTCCTACATGTTAGAGGAAGCTGACCCGTGTTGCATGATGTAAGCTCCTGCGCCATATACATCGTCTGCATCTTTCATATCGTTAGTAAGATAACCATTCCAACCAGTGCCGTATCCTGAATCATCCCAAGATATAACAAACTCGTCAACTGCTTGTGTATACGTAATAGCTGTATATGTTCCAACCATTATGTTATTACTTGCAGTGTAATTATCTATACTTGTAGTCAACTCCGTATTGTTAGCTGCAGCCATAAAAGCACCTGCTTGTTGAGCATACTCTGCTACTGCATCAAGTGCGTTATTATAGTCGTCAACTTCAGAAGCGTCAAGGCTATATTCGTCTGTAGCAATCATCTCTTGTAATGCAACTTGTTCTGGCTTTGTATCTGCATCTGAAGCAATGTCAGCAACAGATGTAGCAGTCATGAGTATAGACGTAGCATCACCTAATATATCAACTGCAGCAGTTAAGTTATTCATAGCCGCAGTATGCTCCTGGATAAACAACTGATTCGCATTTGATGCTGTAGCATAGTCATGAGTCATAACTTTACTCTTAGCATCTAAGTAAGCGCCTAGCATTGCTGCAGTTACTTTAGCACCATCTAATGCACCATCAACAATAACACCACCAACTTCAGCATAACCTACAGCACCAATACCTAAGTTCAAAGATAGTTGTAACCGATTGTCTATAACATTAATAGAGTTAATCAGTGACTGTATCTTCTGATCCCCCGTCTGGCTGTAGTCGGGTGGTGGAGGTGACTCTGCGAGTAGACCTGAACCGTTCACTAATAGAGCGAGTGTCCCTGCTGTTGTTAGCAATTTCTGCTTCATTGATTTCATTTGTTAAATCCTCTCCGATTCTTAATAAACTGTCCCAAAACTCTTTGTCTTCTTCGTACCCTACTATAAACGCTTTAGGGTTTTCTCTGTATTTATCTACTGCTGCCTTACCCATAAGTAACTTACCAGTTAGAACATCCATGATAGGGCAGGGCGTACTGGCTAAAATCATGGCCTTAAATACATCTGGATCACCACAAATTGTGGATATCCCAGAAACTTGTAAACCAAGACCTCCTATCTGTTGTGGAGTCCCTAAAAGTCTAGCGTTCTTGCGTCTGTTACAGTATTCATCTTGTACCATTGCACCCTGAGATAAACCAAACAAACTTACCTGAAAACCCAGAGTCGTAGGCATTAAACAAGAATCGTTTCCACCACCACCCATAACTGTAGGAGCGATACTGGACATCACAGGAGCTTTTTCCCCAGCTCCCGTTGCATTATAGTTATTAGTTTCATTTGTAGAAGAGTTATTACTGTCTACATTTGAATCTTGGTAGTTATTACTGAAGTCTCCAGTAACATCATTACTCTTTACACTTGTCGCCAAGAACGTCTGTAAGATCAGAGTCCATACACATAAGTTGAAGTGCAGCAGAGTCTTGACCGATGAGAGATAAGGTTTGTGCATCTAAGTTCCGTTGACATTTCTTATTATCAGGAGGACAAGAGAGAGGCATTACTATTGATTGAGTACTACAAGCAGTAGTTATACTTAGCAAAAATACAAATGCAAGCAGTATCTTAGTCTTTGTTATAGTACCTATGTAAGATATCACCACGAGTAATGCCTATATCCCTTAGTTCTCTGTCTGTTAGGTGGTTTAGTAAGTATAGATCAGCAGTTGCTTGTCGAGACTTAATAATGTGTTTGTTTACGCCTGAAATAGCTGAAAATATTGATTTTAACATGTTTGTATACCTTTATACGTTTAAGACTACCCATTGTAGCCTTTACGCACACAGTTATACTGATATGTAGTTGTTCTTATACAGATAATTATGCATACCCGTTACCCTACAGGTACAAACGTC